CTGTGTTTGTAGCTGTAGACAACAACACTGAGCCTTTCCTAGCTCCTACTCGTCCTAGCTTGTCAATAACACAATTAGTTGCAACAGACGCATAACTAGGGTCAAGACCCACAGGAGAGTCCTGCGTATTAATACCGCCAAACGCAGGTGCATTAATTGTTACGTTCTGTAATTGTTGAGCCACTATACTGGTCTCCAAATAGTTTCTTCTTCCTGTCTTGCAACATCAAGAGCAACCATGTCACCCAATGTTTGATCTGCAATAGCAAACAGTTCCGCTGAGGATGTACCACCAGTCTCCCCTCGCTCCCTTGAAGCCAACGCTACTGCATAATGTATTACAGGGTTGGAAGGAACATACAAGTTAGTGCTGTCAGCAACCATAGGTGCTTTTTTATCCACAGCATTAACACGTATAATATACTCTTTGTCAGGTATAGGATATAGGTCAATCAAAGCTTCCCCTGTCTCACTAAAGCCATTCCAAGAGTAGTACACAGGTGAGCTATTAGGTACACCGCTGTTTAAGTAAGCATTGTTCATCCAATGGGATGACACAGGTCTCATAAAGTAGTTGGATGTATCATTAATAACATCCAATGTTTTAAGGCTCACATCCGAATCAGTTAGCTGATAACTAAATGTATTAGCTACTGTGTTAATAGTAAATGTTGTACGTAGTGAAGACCAATCCCAAGAGTCCTCTACAATCCTTTTAGCATCGTTTACAAACTCTCCTATTAGCTTAGAATAGCTGTTATCCGACACAGACGTAATTGTATCGTCTTCCCTTAGCCGCCTTAGTACACTTTGTACAAGTTGTAAATAAGTCATAAGAGTATGTATCCTTGCTTTGTGAATTTCATTAGTTGTTCCTTTGAACCCCTTTTGTTTTTTCTACTGTTCTCATTGCGCCTAGTCCTAACATACCAAGAAGTACAGGCATCATTGTTGACAAATCAATTAAAGGAACAACGATTGTAGACTTGGATAAAGCAAGCGCAAAGTTTGCCAACGGGATAAGAAGAAAGTTACTCGCCATGCCAAGGCAACAAGTCCACCCAACAGCAGGTCTCCAACCAGAGACAAAAAGCGACTTATGTCCTGCGCTAATTTTGTTAATTTCAATTTGCCCTTTAGCAAGCTCTTGTGCGTGTTTTTCTGCCATTGTTGTAATTTCATGCACAAGCGCATTCTTTTTATCTTTGTCCTCTATAAATTTATCCAATAAACCTGAGACAGGGCCAATTAATGAAGTAATAATGGACATTATCCAGTCCTTTCCCACATGTATACAACTATGGACGGTTGTATTACAGATACTGTAGTTGTAGAGGAAGTAACCGCCGCTGGAGAAGTAGCGTGAGCCATGTCATCTCTGTCCGAACTATCACCAGTTCCGTCACCTACAATTAAAGCTCCACTAGTAGTTGGGTTTATTAGAGCACCTCCTGAGCTTCCTGTTAAACCATAACCAGTAGTAGGAATTACAGTGTCTACCGCAACGCCGACAGTTTTAGAACCTTGTAGTTCTCTTGGCGCATCAAAGTCAGTGTCAGTAGCGTCTAAGCTTACAAGCGCTCTACCTGCCCCAAAGACAGCCCACTGACCTCCAAATAAATCAGCAGGTGACTGAGCATTAACGGAAATATAAATAGCACCTACAGGATAAGCTTGCAATGCTCCTGCTATTTCCACTACAGCATTAGAACTGTTTTTTGAGTATAGTTTTTTATCAGCAGTATTAACTGCTAACTCAGCGCCACTTGAAGTTTGTGTAAGATTTCCTGCGGTAGGCACTGCGTCCGCTGTAGAACTTACTTTAGTTAATAGAGTAGTCATAATTATTTCTTACCTAATAGTTGTTTAACAGTGTCACTTTCATATATACGTAAACCTAACCAAACAATAGTAAACAAAGAAGCAATAGGTGGTAGCCATGCGCCTAGTGTTAATACTGCCGTTGAAGCCGCCGCTATATCCACTACTTCCTTAGTTTCTCCGATCATTGTTTTATCCTTAAAATTTTTCATTATAGAAGTTAAAAAAATAACGCATATAGTGCAAACCCAAAAACTACAAGGACAAGTGCAAGCCCCCACCAAGTGTTTGAGTCTGACCAATCTTGACCTGAAATCATTCAAATATCTCCGTTGTCTCTGGATCTACATACTTAGGTTTACAATAAGCTCTAACAGGTACAGGAAATGCTTCCTTAAATGTAATCCCTGCTGTACCTTGAATACCTTGTAAGCTTATGCTTCGAGCAAAGTATGTGCATTTATTAACATCAGCCCATACACCGTACTCTTCTGTTTCGATAACAAGACCATCCGCAGTTAGCATCTCTAACATTAATGCAAACACTAACTGTTTCATCGTATTACCGTAGTACTAACATCAACCCATTGAACCTGACATCTACAATCAACAGGGTCGTACTTATTGCTGGGTCTTGATAACTCCTGACACATATAAATACAATGTGACTTCTTTAAATAATAAAGGGTCTGCTCTTCAACTACCTCGCCATTGACAAAGAATAGAAGGGCAAACACCATCTTCATTGTTTAGCCAGTAGTGCCTGTACCAACGCCTGTATCTGCTCGTTAGTCTTCTCTTGTATCTTTTCCTGTCTAGCCAATGACTCTACGATTGCATCAACCTTAGTCTCTGTTACAGCTTGAGCCTGTCCGTTAGCCTGTGCTTTCTTAGCAGTCTCTTTGACTATTACTTCAATACGCTTAACTTCCTTAGTAGTAGACTCAGCATTAGCCTGTGCCGCACCGTAGGAGATAGCACCGACAAACAACGAGACTACTAATGGAATAGCCCAAGTTGGGATTACAATGCCTTTATCACTCACCACGGCACCTCCGCTACTACTGATGGAGCCTTAGACTCAGCTATTTGATTAGCAATAGAAGCCTCAATGTCACTAACAGTTATTTGTGGACAGTCCTTTACCCAACCGACAGCCATCTCTTCTGTAATGTCATCAAATGCTACAAAGTCATCTGAGTCTGCGTCTGGTGTAAAACTGCAAGTACCATATGAACTACCGTAGTGACTAACTGCGTCATCACCAGTTCCTACTTCCTCGCTATCACTTGCTCGCCAGTGTGCAACGATTACACCATCGTCACTTGAGTTTCTTTCGAGCTGTACTACTGTCCAAGTTACTGCCATTTTCTTGTCCTCTAATAAAAGTTAAATTGCTGAAATAATAAATGCTAGGAGTTCACTGTATCGAACACCCATTCTTGTCTTCTCTACGCCATCCTCTGTCCATGTGTTACTAGTGAACATTCCATAGCGCCCTGCGTCTAAACCTTCAGCCTCAAATGCGGCCTGTAGGTCTTGCGCTATGATTCCAAAGTGAATACGAGCATCATCGCCCTTGTCTTCAACTGCTGATTTCCATCGGAATTTCTTAAGTAGACCTTTGCAAGCCACTGCCACACGTTCTTCGGCTTCTGTGAGAGACTCTATGTCTTGCTTTTCGTTGCGGTCAGATGTTTGGATAGTACCGTTAGTAGCGTAGATATCATCAAACCTAGCGCCAGATTCACCTAGGTCAATTTTGTCATCAGACGTTGTTGTGTTAGTTATAGAATATGGCTTAATCGCTCCAATCGAATCAGAGTAAGTTACAAATTGGAGGCCAATCTTATTTTTACCAACAGAGGGTGCAGAGACAGTTTCAGCAAAACTTGCAGTTCCATCAGTCTTAATAAAGAAGTCCGATGAGCGAGTACCACCGCCAAAGCCCATGCCGTAGGCTGATACTGATATGTTACCTTTTGCTGTGCCGTCTTTTCGTAATTCAAGTATAGCTCCATCACTAGAACTACGATTAAGTGACATTGTAGTGTTGCCAGACTTACTTGCAAAAATTCGTCCGTCATTGTAAAGGCTTATGCCTGCTACTGTGTTTCCTACACCTGGTACAGTATTTGTGGTTCCCACGAGGAAATTACCGCTCGTATCTAGCGATGCTCTGATTGAACCCCC